AAAATTTAATAGCAAACCCCGGATTAGACTTTCTACTATCCATCAGACAAAAGGGGGAGAGGCCGAATCGGTCGTGGTTTTTCTTGACCTTACTACTGCCGCGCTAAAAGGCGCTGCCGATGATCTTCACCGGGTTTTTTATGTCGCTGTAACACGCACGAAATCTCATTTGTTCCTTGTTGAACCAGAGGACTACACCCGGGCTTATGACCTGTGAAAGATTTGACTACCACCATCTGTCCACAGTGTAAGAAGAAAGCCGAGGAAGTTTTGAATATGGAAACAAGGAAGCGCGTCGGCTGGTATTGCCCAAGCTGTCGTTACTTTGAAAAAGCTATTTTACGAGAGACAACGATATGAATAATAAACTACAAATGGCGATGTTCCCTCCACAGTCGGATTGGCTTCCGCCCGAGCATCCCTTTCCAGAAATCTTTGACGCCCCTGAGATAGCCATAGATGTGGAAACACGCGACCCGGACCTTCGACACAGAGGACCGGGCTGGCCTACCAAGAACGGTGAGGTGGTTGGATACGCCATAGCTGTTCCCGGGTGGAGCGGGTATTTTCCTATCGGCCATCTAGGTGGCGGGAACATGGATGTACGCCAGATAAATAAGTATCTCAAGAAAGTCTTTGAGTGCCCGGCAGATAAGATCATGCACAACGCCCAGTACGATCTGGGCTGGATACGTGCGATGGGCTTTGAAGTCAAAGGCCGGATCATCGACACCATGATGACGGCTGCTTTGATAGACGAGAACCGTTTCTCTTATTCTCTGAACGCTCTGTGCTACGAATACCTTGGCAAAACTAAGTCAGAGAAGCTGCTGGTGGAAAGTGCCCGGGAGTTTGGCGTGGACCCTAAAGCTGAAATGTGGAAGTTGCCAAGTATCTATGTTGGCCCTTACGCGTCTGTCGATGCGGAGGTGACTCTGGAGCTGTGGCATCATTTTAAAACCCTGCTTAACAACCAAGAGCTGTGGGACATCTGGAAGCTGGAAACAAGCCTGCTGCCCCATTTGGTTAGTATGACGGAGCGGGGGATGCGCGTAGACGTAGACCAAGCCGAGCGTTCAAAGCAAGTATTGATGCGGCGCGAGAAGGAGACGATGGCCCGGATAAAACAGTTGGCTGGCGTTAACGTAGAGATTTGGGCGGCGGCGTCTGTAGCCAAGGCTTTTGATAAGGCCGGTCTGGACTACCCGAAGACAGCAAAAGGTTCCCCTAGTTTTACTAAGTTGTTCTTGTCCGAGCATCCGCATGAGCTACCTAAACGCATAGTCGAAGCGCGAAACCTGAACAAGATTCAAGGCACGTTTATAGACAGCATCTTAAAGTATGTTGGTAAGGACAGCCGGGTACACGGGCACATAAACCAAGTGCGTTCTGACTCCGGGGGAACCGTAAGCGGCCGCTTGAGCATGAGCAACCCAGCCTTACAAACTATCCCGGCCCGCGATCCAGAGCTAGGCCCGATGATGAGACGGTTGTTTCTCCCCGAAGATGGCGAGATTTTCGCAGCCATCGACTACTCGCAGCAGGAACCGCGCATCCTAACCCATTACGCGCAAACCTTTGGCAACTATCGCAAGGTACAAATGGGCGGCGTAGAAGAGTTTATTAAAGAGTATAACGAGAACCCAGACGCGGATTTTCATTCTCTTGTGGCGGACCTTTCTGGCCTGCCCCGTAAGACGGCCAAGGTAATAAACCTTGCGCTCATGTACGGCATGGGGGTTCAGAAGTTGAGCCAGCAACTGGATATCTCTCTTGATGAGGCAAAGGCCCTAACCCAGCAGTACCATCAGAAAGTACCCTTTGTTAAGCAATTGACCCAAGGCGTACAGCGTTACTTAGACGATCCACGATCCGGGGGGTGCATTCGCTCCATACGGGGCCGTAAGTGCCGCTTTGAGCTGTTTGAACCGGACACCTTTGAAATGACAAAGGCTATGCCCTACGAAGAGGCAGTCGCGGCCTACGGACCTACGACCAAGCTTAAACGCGCCTTTACCTATAAAGCGTTGAACAGGCTAATCCAAGCAAGCGCGGCAGACATGACAAAGCAGGCGATGGTTTACGTGTGCGAGGCAGGAAAAATACCTTTGCTGCAAGTACACGATGAGCTGGCGTTCTCTGTGGCCAATGAAGCCGAGGCCCGGGAGCTGGCAGAAATCATGGAAGCAGCCGTGCCGCTGTCCGTTCCCAACAAATGCGACATAGAGCTTGGCCCTACTTGGGGCGATGCTAAAGAATTGAATTAAATGATAAAATCTTATACAATCCCACATATGAAGGAGATTATTAATGGACACTAAAAAATGGAAATCGGTCTTAGTACCGACAGACATCTACGAAGAGATAGTTGTGATCTCCCACGTTGAGGGACGCACGATTAGCGGACAACTGCGGATTATTTTTGATGCGTGGAAGCGAGAGAACTTGACAGATAAAGACCTCTCCTTCCTACGCGAAGAAATGCGCGTAAAGAAGAAGAAGGAAGAGGACGAGCCTTGGCCAGAGCCTGTGGCTAAACGCTAACCTCGGGAGTTTCCGCTGTTTCTGATCTACGACCCCGGTACAACCAATCTCTTACGGTATCTATAGGAACGCCGTAACGCTCCCCCAACCACGCTATTTTCCTTTTCTCAATAAATCTTCCATGACGAATCGCGGCTACTGTTTCTGGTGGCCATTTTCTAGGTCTACCCATCGTGCATACTCCCTTTAATGTATTGAATCTTTTCTGCGTTTGTTCCATAGGGCTAACTCTTCTGCCGGAGTAAGCTCTTCCTGCGAAGAGGACATCGCGTTCGCTGCATAGAAAGTTTTACTATAAACTTGCAATTGCTCGGAAATTTCTTCCACGACCTGCTTGCCGACCGCTGCGAAAAAAGCAGTTTGCTCCACTTCGTCCTTCGGTATGTTGTGATTAGCTATCCAATCCGCTAAACCCAGAGCCACATCATCGATTAAACTGCTAATCGGCTTTTCGCTCGTTCTACAATAAAGCTCGTAGTTTTCTTTAATTGCTTTCATTGTTTCTCCGAATAGCTCCAATATAGTTTGTTCATACTAAAATATAATTTTGCGTTTTTCTTTTCAGTTGCGGACAAAAGCTTGTTTATCTTCTTCTGAATAGACGGACAGGTTATCAATAGATTTGTATCTTTTAAATTTCGTTGGTTCTCCGCTCTTACTTTCCGATCGATTAACAAAGTTTCCAGCCGGTTAAACGTATTTTGTTCGAGCTTAGTTAATCCGGGGGGATTTTTCTCCCACCTCGTTTGCTGGCATTCGTAGCATTCCCCATTTGCTAACGGTAGCTGGGGGTTGCCGCAACCCTCCATATCGGGACCAGCACATTGTTTTGGCATGGTGTCTAGCCACTTATAAAGTGCCAATAGGTAGGGATGGTTTTTACCGCTTAACGCAAGTTCCTCAGTGGCCGTTAGCAAAGCCGTTAGCCTTTGAACTGTGGCTTGCGCGTCATGGTGCTGGCTTCCGTTCATCATATGATTGAGTATGTCATTAACGTACATTTGCTTCTCCTTTTTAGAAACACTACCGTATCACATTTTTATGTGTTTACGCAAACTTGATTGTTCCACGTGGAACACATCTCCTAAGTCCTTGATTTTAAAGGGAAAATGAGTTGTGGACTTTACACATAAAAGTATGATACAATATCCTCATGGTCTAATTATGGCCATAGCTCTTTAACAATTAAAACTTAAAAAGGAACGACGATGAAATTATATTCATTGAATCGTCCTTCCCGTTCGAACAGATATTGCGGCCCAGCCGTACTTTCTTTTTTGACAGGGCAGGACACTACAGAATGCGCTCGGTGGTTTCGCAGTTTAGGTAATCATCGAGGTGCGGTAAAAGGTTCTACCGTAAAAAATATGCTTTTGGTGCTTGACGGCATAGGCATTCAAGCTCGACAGGTAGATTTGTTTCCCTATTCTCGCGATAAACCAACCTTAACAACGTGGCTTCGCGATAACAAAGAAAGAAGAACACCCGGGCGAGTCTA